TTCTGAACTTCAGGATGTTCTATTTCAATGCAGATGGTCAGTTGGTTGAAGACAAAATCAGAAGCAATTCAAGAATCTGTCATCCATTCTTCACAGAATTGGTTGACCAAGAAGTGCAGTACATGTTGTCAAATACAGAATCATTCATTCTGTCAAAGGAAAAGGATGATGCACTTCAGGGATATTTGGACACATATTTTGATGATGATTTCATCAGTGAACTGTCAGATGTTCTGACTGGTGCAGTGTCCAAAGGTTTTGAATATATGTATGCATACAAGGGAAGTGATGACAGACTTCATTTCCAGTGTGCAGATTCTATTGGTGTTGTTGAAGTCAGACAGAAAGAATCTGATGATGGTTGTGAATATGTCATTTACTGGTATATAGACAGGATTGACAAAGACAAGAAGAAAATCAAAAGGGTTCAGGTGTCTGACAAGAATCAGACTTGGTTCTATGTTCAGATTGAAGATGGAAAGTTGGAACTGGACAAGGATGAAGAAATCAATCCAAGACCACTGTACATGTACACCAAGGATGATTCAGGTGAAAAGTTTTGGTCACCACTTGGTTTTGTTCCATTCTTCAGACTGGACAACAACAGGAAGCAGACATCAGGTCTGAAGACTGTCAAAGGTTTGATTGATGACTATGATTTGATGGCATGTGGACTTTCAAACAATCTGAAGGATTTTGACACACCACTTCATGTGGTCAAAGGATTTCAGGGTGACAACCTTGATGAACTTGCAGTCAATCTGAAGACCAAGAAGATGATTGGTGTTGACCCTGAAGGTGATGTGGAAATCAGAACAGTAGATATTCCATATCAGGCAAGACAGGCAAAACTGGACTTGGATGAAAAAAATATATACAGATTTGGAATGGGATTCAATTCTGCACAGTTGGGTGATGGAAATGTCACCAATGTGGTCATCAGGTCAAGATATGCACTTCTTGATTTGAAGTGCAACAAACTTGAAAAAAGACTGAAGGCATTCCTGAAGAAGATTCTGAAGGTTGTCTTGAATGAAATCAATCAGGAACATGAAACTGATTATCAGTTGACTGATGTTGAATTTGATTTCACAAGGGAAGTCATGACCAATGCAACTGACAATGCACAGATTGAACTGGTTGAAGCACAGACAAGACAGACTGATGTGAACACCTTCCTGAATCTTCAGACTGCAATTCCTGAAGAAACATTCCTGAAGGCAATCTGTGAAGTCCTTGATTTGGACTATGATGATTTGAAGGATGCATTGGAATCTGAATCACAGGATGAACTGGACAAGGCAATCACAACACTGGATTCAGTTGTTCCTGATGATGAAGGTGGTGATGCAGATGAACAGAAGACAGAAGACAGTTCAAAGGCAGTTGTTGCAGAATGAAAAACTGTACATCAAAGACCTGAAACACCAATATGCAGTGTCAGTTGCTGAAGTGGACAAGGTGATTCAGGGTCTTCTTGCAAGGGAACAGACACAATCTGTTGTGTATCAGTTGCAGTTTCAATTGCAGTTGCGTGAACAGTTGACAAAAATCTATGGTGACATGCAGACAAAGAACTATGACACCATGATGCAATATTTGAATGGTTGCTACAAAGAATCATTCATTGGAACCATCTATGACCTGCAAGGTCAGGGAATTCCACTTGCGTTTCCTGTGAATCAGAATCAGATGACCAAGGCAGTGGTCACAGATTCAAAAGTCAGTGGTGGTTTGTACAGAAGACTTGGAATCAATGTCAATGACCTGAAAGAATCCATCAGGGTGGAAATCACAAGGGGAATTGCAAGTGAAAAGTCTTATGAACAGATTGCAAGGGCAATTCAAAGAAGGTCTGATGTGGACTACAACAAATCTTTGAGAATTGCAAGAACAGAAGGACACAGAATTCAGACAACTGCATCCTTGGATGTGATGCATGAAGCAATTGAAAAGGGTGCAAACATAAAGAAACAGTGGGATGCAACACTGGATGGTGTCACAAGGGACACACACAGGGAACTGGATGGTCAGATTGTTGATGTGGATGAAGATTTTGTTGTTCCTTCAACTGGTGACAGGGCATCTGCACCATCAATGTTTGGTGACCCTGCTGAAGATTGCAATTGCAGATGTTGTGTTCTGCAAAGGGCATCTTGGGTTTTGGATGCAGATGAAACAAGAACCAAGATGGACAATGATTCCAAGACCTATGTGTCTTTTAAGGAATCAGGATATGAAGCATTCAAAAATGCATATTTTGAAAATTATGATTGAAAGACAGGACATCCAGTGTTGGGTGTCCTGATTCTTTTGGTTCCTTGGTCAAATGGTAAAGACATGACCCTTTCAAGGTCAAGATGTTGGGTTCAATTCCCACAGGAATCATTCATCAGGGATGATGTAAAACATCCACCAATGTCAATTCAGGACATAACCTGTAAAAATTGTAGACAAAGGAAAGGAAGGTACAAAAACATGACATTGCAGGAAATTTTGAAATCACAGGGACTGACAGAAGAACAGGTGGAAAAGATTGTTGGTGAAATGAAGCAGAACAAGATTTTCACTGCATCTGAAGAAAACCTTGATGTCAGATATGGGAAGTTAAAAACTGACCATGATGCACTGACACAGAAGGCATCTGAATCTGAAAAACTGATTGCAGAACTTCAGAAGGCATCCAAGGACAATGAAGGCATTCAGGCAAAGATTGCTGAATATGAAGCAACAATCAAGGCAAAGGATGCAGAACTGGAAAAGACCAAGGTGGAAAATGCACTGAAGGTTGCCCTTCTTGAAGCAAAGGCAAAAGATGTTGACTATCTCACATTCAAGTTGAAGGAATCACATCCTGATGGAATCAAACTTGATGAACAGGGCAACATCAAAGGATTGGAAGACATGATGTCAGGACTGAAGACACAGTTCCCTGCACAGTTTGACACTGCATCCAATGGTGGAAAGAATGTGGATGAAAGGAAACTTGGTGATGACCAAAACAACCATGATGATGGTGTTTCCAAGGAAGCATTTGACAAGATGGGATATAAGGACAGACTGAAGGTCATGCAGGAAAGTCCTGAACTGTATGCACAGTTGACAGGCAAAACAACAGACAATGGTGGTGCAGGTGCATCATCCAAATAAAGAAAGGTATAGGTGAATAAAATGGCAGTTACAAAAATTTCTGATTTAATCAATCCTGAAGTTATGGCAGACATGATTTCTGCAAAGGTAGACAAGGCAATTGTTGTTACACCTTTTGCAAAGGTAGACAACACCCTTGAAGGCAAGGCAGGTGACACAATCACTGTTCCTGCATACAGTTTCATTGGTGAAGCAGTTGATGTTGCTGAAGGTGCTTCTTGCACTGCAACTGCAATGGCAACTACTTCCAAACAGGCAAAGGTTAAGAAGGCAATGAAGGCAGTTGACCTTACTGATGAAGCAGTTCTTTCAGGTTATGGAAACCCTGTTGGTGAAGCAACTACACAGTTAGCAAAGGCAATTGCATCCAAGGTTGATGCAGATGCAATTGATGCCCTTTACACTGCACAGGTTCAGTACACTGATTCTACAAATGCAATCAAGTACAGTGTTGTAGTTGATGCAATTGACAAGTTTGCAGAAGAATTCAACAGTGAAAAGGTCATGTTCGTACACCCTGCACAGGTTACTGCATTAAGAAAAGACAGTGACTTCATCAGTGCAGACAAGTACAAGGCAGGTGTGATTCTTACTGGTGAAATCGGTATGATTGCAAATTGTAGAATTGTTGCTTCTAAACGTGTAAAGAAGTTCAGCACTTTCTACAACTTCTGTGAATCTACTACAAGTGGAAAGAAGACAATTGTTGCAAGTGGTGCTTCTACTGGTGAAGTAAACCTTGAAGATGTTCTTCCTTCCCTTCCTACTGCAAAGGTTGGTGACTATGTTCTTGCAGTTTCTACTGCATCATACTTCAATCCTATTGTTAAGTTGACCAATGATGCAGAATCTGAAGATGATTCACCTGCAATCACTATCTTCAAGAAACGTGATGTCAACCTTGAAACTGAAAGGGACACACTTGCAAGAAAGACAATTGCATCTGTTGATGAAATGTACACTGTTGCACTTACAAATGATGCAAAGGTTGTCCTTGCAAAGATTAAGGCATAAGAAAGGCAGGTTTGGTGAATGATTATATCAGTTGAAAGATTAAGGACACTTTGTCCAAATGATTTCACTGGTTTTTCTGATGATGCCCTGAAGATGACTTTGGATGGAATTGAAGAAGTCATCAGGGCATACACCAACAACAACTTTCAGAATAGGAATGTCAGACTTCAGGCATCCACAGGTGAAAACAAACTGAATGCAGTGTCCCCATACATTTCTGTTGGGGACACTGTTCAGATTTCACAGTCAGATGTGAATGATGGACTGTTTGTTGTTGCTGAAGTGGATTCTGAAAATGGGACAATGACTTTTGACAAAACAGTGTATGACCATCAGTTCCAGTTGGTGACAAAGATTGAATATCCAAATGCAGTTGTGCAGGGTGTCATCAACATGATGAAATGGGAAGCCACTGGAAGGGAAAAGGTTGGTGTTCAGTCTGAAACCATTTCAAGACATTCAACCACATATTTCAACATGGACAGTTCAAATCAGGTCATGGGTTATCCTGTTTCCCTGCTTGGTTTCTTGAAACCTTTTATGAAGGCAAAGTTCTGAACATGAAGAAGATTGGTGGAAACACAACTGCATACCTGCAAATCAAGACTTCAACACCAAATGAAATTGGTGAACTGGTTCCTTCTTGGACAACTGTGATGACATTTGTTGGATGGTTGGACATGATGGGTGGTGAAGCATCCTTCAGGAACTACAATGCAAAGATTCAGGAAAGTACACATGTCTTTATTGCAGACTTTGATGCAGGAACAGTGGTTGTGGATGATGTCACTTGGGTTCCCACATCAAAGGAACTTCAGAAACAGGATGGTGACATTGTAGTCATCACTGAAGTGACACCTGATGTTGCAAGACTTTTGGTCAATGGTGATGTCTATGACATCAGTTTTGTGGATGACCCTATGGAATTGCATTATCAGTGGGAATTCTATCTGAAGTTTGTGGGTGGTGGTCAGAATGTCAGTTGAATTTCAAGATTTCAGTGTCCAAGTGAAGGACAAATTGAATCAAGAAACACTTGCCTTCCTTGAAGAAGTCGGTGGTGAAGTTGAAGCACAGGCAAAACAGAATTCAAGGGTCAGGACAGGAAAGACCAAGGGTTCATTTGAACATGCAGTCAATGAAGGTTCATTTGAAGTGTACATTGGTTCCAATTATGAAAATGCTATTTGGGAAGAATTTGGAACTGGTGAATATGCACTGGAAGGTGATGGAAGAAAAGGTGGATGGTTCTACACTGATGAATCAGGGGAAAGACATTTCACACTTGGAAAGACACCAAACAGGGCATTGTTTAATGCATTCACATCACTGAAGGAAGCAATCATCAAAGAAGCAGAAAGAAGGTTTGGAAGTATATGAGAAAAGAAGTTCTTGCATATATCAACAACACCTTGTCTGAACTGATTCCATATTGTTTCATGCAGTGGAACAAAAAAGTTCAATATCCATATTGGATTGGTGAATACACTGAAGTTGAACCAATGGATGAAGATGGTTTGGAAGAATCAACATTCATCCTGACAGGGACAACAAAAGGAACTTGGTTGGAACTGGAACAGGCAAAGGAAACTATAAGACAGACATTTCCACAGATTAGTGGATTAAGGGCAACACTGACAGATGGTTCAGGGGTTGTCATTTTTTATTCAGATGCATTCCCTGTTCCCACAGGACAGGATGACCTGAAAAGAATGCAAATCAATCTGACTGTGAAACACTTTACAGTCACAGAATGAAGAAAGGAAAGGTGAACATTATGCCTGATTATTCAAACGTATTGAATCATGGTGTCACATCTGCCACACCTGACAAGATTCTTCTTGGTGCAGGAACAATTCATGTGGGACTTGAATACACCAATGGTTCTTGGAATTTCAATGACACTATCTTTGGTGCAACAAAGGGTGGTTCCAAGGTGACAGTCACACCTGAAATCTATGACCCTGAAATTGATGGTGTCAATGTCAAGACAAAGGGCATTTCTGACATCAAGACAGGTGAAACTGCACAGATGGAAGTGAACTTTGCAGAACTTACTGGTGAACTAATCAAGAAGTTGACACTTGGAAAGACTGGAACTTCAGCAGATTCCAACATGAATCTGATTGAAGGCAAACCACAGATTGAAAGTGGTGACTACTTTGAAAAGTTTGCTTTTGTTGGAAAGACAGTGACTGGAAAACCTATCATTGTTATTTTTGACTATGCTATTTGCACCAATGGTCTTGAAACTGATGCACAGAACAAGTCCAACAGTGCAATTTCTGCAACTGTTGAATGTCGTGCAGACCTTTCAGGTGGAAACCTTGATGTGTTACCATATCACATCTACTATCCAACTGAAACAACTACTTCAAGTAGTTCTTCAGGTTCTTCCAGTGGAACTGGAAACTAATCAAACAATTGAGAATTTCAGACACCCTGATGACTTGGACAGGATTCAGGTTGTCAGGGTGGATGGTTTGAAGAAAGGATGATTGTATGAAAAATTATGAAATTAGAAACTTGACATCTGAAGACATTTTCCCTATGTCACAGATTATTTCAAAGATTGGGATGGATGACATTGCTTCCTGTTTTAAGGACAAGGAAATTCAGAAAATCATTGAACAGTCTGAAGGAAAAGATGTTGTTGATATACCAAAGGCAGTTGGTGTTCAGGTTGTCCTTAAAATTGCAAATGTGGTGATGAAAAACCTTCCTTCAATCAAAGGTGACTTGTATGCCTTTCTTGCATCCTTGACAGGTATGACTGAAAAGGACATTGCAGAACTTCCTATGGGTGACTTCTTCCAGTTGATTATGGATGTCATTGGAAAGGAAGAATTCAAGGATTTTATGCAGGTTGTTTCAAAGTTGTTCGGATAGGGGACATCAAATTTATGGACTTGCTATTTCACAAATATGCAAGTCCTTTTTTGTTATTAGATGGATATATCAGAACAAACAGGTTCTGTGAATTCATTGATGAATTCATGAAATTGCATGATGAAGACATCAAGTGGGAATATTTCATGCACAAGATTTTTGACAGGTCTTGGAATGAATTTTCACAGGCAGTGGATGAAGACATGATGAAACAAGAACAGGGAAAGTTCACAGAATCATCTTTTGAAACAACTATTCAAACAAGTATGGACATTCTATCAGGATTCAATCCTGAAAAATAATAAAAAACCCTGTGGAAAGGGGATGAAACTACATGGATTTATTCAAGTTGATTGGAACCATAGCAATTGAAGGTTCTGAAGAAGCAAATTCACAGATTGACAGTACAACTGAAAAGGCATCCAGTTTTGGTCAGACCCTGACTTCAGGAATTGGAACTGTTGCAAAGTGGGGAACTGCAATTGTTGGTGGTGCAACTGTGGCAGTTGGTGGATTGATGAAGGTTGCAACTTCCAGTGCAGAAGCAGGTGACCACATTGACAAGATGTCACAGAAGATTGGAATTTCAAGGGAAGCCTATCAGGAACTTGATTTCATCTGTTCACAGTCAGGAATGTCTGTTGACCAACTTCAGGCAGGTATGAAATCCCTGACATCTGCAATGGATGGTGCAAGGGATGGAACTGCATCCAATGTGGAACAGTTTGAAAGACTTGGTGTTGCAGTCACAAATGCAGATGGAACCTTCAGAAGTCAGGAAGATGTCATGTGGGACACTTTGTCTGCACTTCAGGGTGTTGAAGACCAAACTGAAAAGGCAAGACTTGCAACTGAACTTTTTGGAAGGTC